AGGAAAGGTCAGGCGGCGGTACTGAGCAGCCAGGGTTGCAGAGATTTGACCCGCCCCTCCCCTACAGATGGGAACTGTTATCAATTGATGCGTTCGCGCGCTGTTTTTGCTTTATGACAGGGCCAGCACAGACTCTGCAGGTTACTGTCTGCATCCGTGCCACCATGAGCTTTCGGAATGATGTGGTCCACAGTTCTGGCTTCAACGGCTCTCCCATTGCGCAGGCAGTTCTGACACAGATGATTATCACGCTTCAGTATGCGCGCACGTATGGCATCCCATTTCGAGCCATAGCCACGCTGGTGGCGGCTCAGTCCGCGTTGATGCTGTACCCATCCTTCGCCACGATGTTTATCGCAGTAACCAGAACTGTCTGTGGTTGTACCTGCACATCCACGCTTACGGCAGGCGCGTGGGATTCGTGATGGCATAAATACCTCATACCCTGCGAAATGTTTACCACGATAAAAAGGCTACTTAATGCACTGAGTGCGGATATACTCCTGTGCCCCTTCCAGTTGCATCTGCATCGTCATCAATCGGTCTCTGAGGGTGAAATAATCCCGTTCAGCGGTGTCTGCCAGTCGGGGGCTGGTTGCATTATCCACGCCGGAGGCGGTGGTGGCTTCACGCACTGACTGACAGACTGCTTTGATGTGCAACCGACGACGACCAGCGGCAACATCAGCGCGCAGAGTTTCATTTTCAGCTTGCGCATTGGCTAATTCTCTCGAGTACTTTGCATCGAGCGCAGCAACATCACGCTGACGCTGCTGCATGTCAGTAATGGTGGCGTTCGCCTTCTCCAGTTCTCTGGCATTTTTGTCGCGCTGGGCTTTGTAGGTAATGGCGTTATCACGGTAATGATTGACCGCCCACGACAGGCAGACGATGATGCAGATAACCAGAGCATAAATAATCGCGGCGACTCTGCTCACTGATCTATCCCCCAACAGGCTAATGCGCTTTCCTGGTCACGACGAATAACCTGCCCATAGCAGTTATTTGAACGTATGCGGCAATCGCGCCCACCATCTTTTATCCACCAGCGAATCGCCTCGCATGCACCCTTACGATCACCGGCATTCAGCCGCTTATAAAACGTCGACGGGAAACACTTACCGGGGCCAATGTTATAGGGACAAAATGACGCTATACCCGCTTTCTGTGGTTCGGTCAGTGGTACTTTAATATTGCGCTCCACCCATGCCAGCGCCTTATCACGTTCAATAGCGTTAACCTGGTCGCATTTTTCCTTCGACAGCTTCATTCCCGGTATGACGGGCTTACCATCCACCATTGTGGCACCACGACAGATGGTCCATATGCCGGAACCATCGCGGTATGCCGTAGTGTGGTTACCCTCTTTTTCATCCAGAAACTGGTCAAGTATTTGAGGAGCAGACGCGCCTGCAGCAATCAGCGCCAGAACCGCAGCTGACAGGCCGTATTTGATTTTTGCGCTCATGGATATTTATCAGGATGCTACCAATGAAAGATACTGGAAAGCCAACTGCAAAAAGCTAACAACCTGTAATCGAGTTATCAGAACTGTTAATTTTTATGGTATACCGCGCCTCTGAACAGGGGCGCGTTTCTGGCAACAGCTCGTCCCCTTCACATAACCCGGCAGCAACATCCAGGAAGACCTGTCTGATGCTCCTTCTGGCTGCCGCCTCATAAAACTCCAGCGCTGCACCTTCAACACGGTCCAGCGAGATGTCCAGGTCAAAAATTTCGCCGTCAAAGCGTTTTTTGTCCCGTAACGCTAAAGTTACCGTAACTTTATTCTCAAAATTGCGGATCCCTTTCACAATCAGTTCATAGTTTTGAGTCATTGAATTACTCTCCCCGTGCAGCCTTACGCTTGTCTTCTCTGATTTTGAAGTACAGATTTGTCAGATAAGTCAGGAAGCCCAGAACCAGACTCCCCAGAACACCAATCGCAGCCCACTGTGACGGACTGACCTGATCAAGCCACTGTAAAAACCAGTAGCCAGCACTGCCTGCGGAGGTGCCGTAGGCAATGCCCGTTGAAATTTTGTCCATGGATTTCATAGCCTCACCTCCGCAAATAACGGATGGCGTAGTTTTACACTGAGAAATGAAAGGGATTTGAAAAGAAAAAACCGCAAAAGCGGGCGAAACGATATATACAGAAAGGAAAGCACTCTATCCAACAAACCACTCACAGTTGATCGGAATAAAAGCAGAGTGCTTATGAATGATCGCCTGCCCGAAGGTTAGTATTTCTGCACAGCAATTTTGCAAAAAAAGGCGATCATTCATAACTTAAACGTCTTTCAGCCACTCCGGGATTTCCCATCATCGCAGACTGAAAGACTCTGACTGGAGCGGGCAGCGGGAATCGAACCCGCATCATCAGCTTGGAAGGCTGAGGTAATAGCCATTATACGATGCCCGCATATGGTGCCGACTACCGGAATCGAACTGGTGACCTACTGATTACAAGTCAGTTGCTCTACCTACTGAGCTAAGTCGGCACTGGACCGCCACCGGGGACTCGAACCTCGCACACTCAACTTAAAGGGTTGACGCTCTTTCCTGATGAGCTAGTGGCGGTTGGCGGCCCTTGCTGGATTTGAACCAGCGACCTGGCGATTATGAGTCGCTCGCTCTCACCACTGAGCTAAAGGGCCGGGCGCAGGATAATAACGTTACGAAATCAATGTTGCAAGCATTCAAAAATCACCTGGTTAAAAATCACCCTTATCTCCTCCACCAGCGCATTCACCATGTCTATCCGAGATAAGTGGCACAAAAAAACCCGCTTGATGCGGGTTTAAGTTGTGTGGCGAAGCGACCACTCTTAACAGATTAAGATAGTTTTTGCGTACGCGTTAGTGATTTTTTCATAATTATCTGTATCCTGTGGCTATTTCTCTTGCGCAAAGGATGCTTTTGATGACGCAGCAACTCGAAAACATGCCAATAACAGAAATCGAAATTGCCTACGGTGGAGAGGCATACGCAGATAATCAGATCGACGCGAAAACATTAGGCGAAGCCTTAACCTCTCTTAGTGCCCTGATTGAACACGCCGAAAAAATAATTAATGGCGAAACAGCAGAGCCGAAAGTCAACATCAAGGCAACAAAAGAAGGTTCATTTACTTTGCTTGTTGCTGTGATGGGGAGCATAAAAACTATTAACGCCCTTGGCCTCGTTGCAGGTGGTGGAGTTGCCGCAGGTGGCGTACTCGGGATAATCGAATGGCTCAAAGGGCGTAAAATCAGCTCCATTGTCGTCGATGAACAAAAAGATACAGCAGAAATCGAAGTGGATGGTGAGAAGGTTAAATGCAGTAACGACATTCAAAAATTAATAACCAGTCCAATCATCCGAAAAGAACTGGATAAATTAATCTATAAACCCCTGCAGACTGAAAAACCATCCACGTTCTCAGTTTCACAGCAGAAGCATAAGGTAGTCAGGGTGACGCAAGCTGAAGCAGTAAGTTTTAAAACTGCAAAATCCACCTTTGTCGAGAAAACGCACGTAACGACACGCCAAGCTAATGTACATTTTGCTAATGTTCGATTCAAGCAAGGCAAAAGCTGGGATATCATCCTGCCAAATGGCGAAGAAGTTAGCGCATCTATGAAAGATGAGGCTTTTCTTGAACGGGTTGAACACAACCAAGCAGCATTCTGTAAGGGTGATCTTTTTGTTGTAGAACTGACAGAAACAACAAAAGAAACAAATGGCGCGCTGTCTAAACCACGCTATAGTATTACTAAGGTTATACGCCACAGAGCGGCGGCAGATAGGAAACTACTTTAAATCATGTCAATCCTAAGCATTATGCTTTACATCACTGTATTCATGGCTGTCGCAGCGACGGTCAGATATGCTGTGCTTAGGTTCTTGGTTTGGGTAAAGCCGAATGCGTATATTGAACTAACCTACACCGATCCTGAAGGCAGAACCGCTAAAAGGAAAGTCAGCGTTAGAAACGAAAATGACGCAGAAGAGTTGGCGCTACTGCTACGCGAACTCAAAACTCGCAACGAAGCAAGTGCAGGAAGGTGAATGGCGAACACTAAATCCTACCTGGCAATGCAGGCATGGTTTACCACCCTTATCACTGCGGGATTGAATTTCCTTTTTGACTGGCTTCCTCAATTAGCCTTCTTCAAATCATTGGCGCCTGGAGCTGCTGTCGGCTTATCTCATGTGGTAATTCTTCTTATCGCTTACATAGGTTTGCCTACGCTTAATGATGTAAGAATGAAAAGGGAAATAAAAACGGCCAGAAAATTCATCACGAACTGCCTGGCCAACCCTAACCTAACACCAGACCAAATTGCGCACTACAACCAATGTCTTATCGATCTAGACAATAAGCTATTAAAAAACATAAATATTCGTATTGATGCTTTATCTGACGCCGAATCGAAAGCTCAAGCAAACGAGTAGTAACAGTCATAACTTATGATAGAATCAAGCATATACATCCATCAATAAAGCCTAATGCAGTTTGCAGCTCCTTTCTTATAGTTCCATCTGAGCACCTGCGTTTCTTCGCGATTGAGCGTAGAGAAACACCAATAACAAAGTGAGCTATGAGCAGCTCATATTCCTCTGGTTTATACTTTCGCAACCGAGCCACACAACCGTCTATCATGATGCCTTCATCATCATCACACTGGAGACGTGACTTTTTGCCATGTGGCAAAAGCCCCTTGAAGCCCGCTGCTATCGGTTGCCAATCGACACCGCTATTTTCTGCTGCAGCCCAGGCCCCCCAACGATCTAAAACTTCGTACATATCACGCATCAGCGCAGTACCTCCTGCACCAGTTTTTCGAACTTTCCAACTTTGGTTTCCAGCTCTGCCACACAATCCACCAGCTCATCCACTGCTTTTTGTGCGCGGTGTTTCGCCTGCATCAGTTCCCTGAGCGCTGGCACCATATCCTTACGAATGGCATCTTTTGTTACGCCTGATTTTTCCAGTTGTTCCGCCTGTCGCAGCATTTCCTGCGCCTGTTTGCGTAATTGTTCAGGGGTAAAAGTCATTGTCTGGTTGTTCAAAAGAAACGCTCCATCTTACTACTGTTGGTTCGTTTATTGCTGTATCTGCGCGGCTGAGGCGGCTGCATTGGGGTGGAAAGAACCTGTGCGCTTTCCTGGTCTACAGGCAGAAAATGTCCGTTATAAAAACGCCGGTAAATTGTCCCCAGAGAACCGTTACGTTGTTTCGTGATATTGATTTCTGCGATGCCCCTGGCCTGCGTATCCGGGTTGTACACTTCATCCCTGTAAAGCATCAGAATGATGTCTGCATCCGCCTCTATTTCTCCGGAATTTTTCAGGTCTGAGTTCATGGGGCGTTTATTGGGCCTGGACTCCACACCGCGGGAGAGCTGGCTCAGCGCAATCAACGGAAAACCACCGGATTTTGCCAGGCCTTTAAGCCCCTTTGAGATTTCACCCACGGCAAGGTCATGACGCCCCGTGCTCCGGGTTTTTATCAGCCCGAGATAATCAACCACCACCAGCGCCGTTTCCGGATGTTTAATCAAGTGGTGTTTCGTTGTTGCGCATATCTCATCAATGGTCAGATTCGCCTGGTCCACCATCCAGATATTGCGACCGGTCATCCGTCCCACCCCTTGTGAGAAACGCGCCCAGTCTTCATCTTCAAAGTGAGTGACAGATTTCAGGCGTGATACCGGCATTCCTCCAGCCGCAGATACCATGCGTTCACCAATCTGGATGTTCGCCATTTCCATTGTGAACAGAAGAACACCATGCCCCTGCTCAGTCACCTTGTCGATGATATCCAGCGCCAGTTCGGTTTTGCCCATTGACGGACGAGCCGCAATGAACACCAGGTCGCCGGGCTCCATGCCACCTGTTTTTGCGTCCAGCTCCTCAATACCGGTCATCAACGTTCTGGATTTCTCCAGTCCCTGATTCCGGCATTCAACACGCTCAACCACCTCCGGAAGCACATCATCAATATGTATCGGCTGAATAATGCCCTTTTCCGTCGACAATGAAGCCATCATGTTCTGCGCATCCTTCAGGACATCTTCAGCTGCTTCACAGGTATGCGCATCACGTAATTTCTGCAGCGCCTCATTCAGTGTTTTTTCTGCATCACGCAATGCAGCATTGCGCCGCAACGCTGCAACATAGTGCTCCAGTGAAGACTTCACCCAGGTTTTACGCCCGGTATCAGTAATCACCGGAGCAAGTTCCGGCATTTCATTACACAGCAGCACAGGATCAATCACACCTGAAACACGAGCCTGTCGGCAGATGCCTGTGTAGATATCCCTATACGCTCGTACAGAAAAAACGTCCGCTGGCAGTGTGGCCAGAATATCCATCACTTCATGATCTGCCCCACGCAGAAAAAACGCGCCAATGACAGCGCCTTCCAGATCATCGTTACGCCATACTGGAGTGGTCATGCAGCCACACCTCCAATATGCGCACGATAGCTGGGCCAGTTAAACGACAACCAGTTGCGTCCCCCGTCTGTGATCCTGTCGGCAATGCGGGGGGCTGATGAACGCCCACAACTCTTCCGGTGAAAGGTTGCTGATCAGGATGGTGGGCAGGATGCTTTCGTACCGGGCATTGATAATTTCCTGCAAAATAGCCATTTCAGCCGCGCTGCCAAACTGAACGCCGACTTCGTCGATGATCAGCAAATCCAATGACGCATAATGCTCAATAACTTCATCCGCTGTTTTTTCGCTGTCATTCCGCCAGCAGTTTTTCACAGCACGGGTAAGGCGCATCACATCAGTAATCTCCACACTGGCCAGATGGTTACGGATGATGTGTTTTGCCATAGCCACAGCCAGATGATTTTTTCCGGTACCACAACTGCCTGTCAGAACAAGACTGGTACCGTTAGCCAGAACATCCTCCCAGCTCTCTGCATAGCGGCGGCAGGCAGCAAGATTTCTGGCTGCATCAGAGTTAATCTCCTGATAGTTTTCAAACTCACAGTCGCGAAACCTACAGGCAACACCAGCATTCTCAATCAGCACATCAGCTTTCATTGCAACCAGAGTCCGATGTGTCACATCCATTTCATCCACCAGACACTCCGGACAGCGGGAAATTTTTGAGACAGCGCCCCCCTGCCGATCATCCCACACCAGTATATGCGTACGATATTTACCGTGTTTTTCGCAGCATCCAACCCCTTCAGATTCCCGGCAGGCGCGGTAAGGCCATGGCTTTTCGCCATTCTGAGCAAATGCAATCTCTGCCCGTAACTCATCCATTCGCGCCTGTAGTCTTGTTTGTTTCTCACGTTGGTTAATCGTCATCATCGCTGTCACCTCAGAATGTCAATTTGTCACTGGATTTACCGAATTTGTCAGACATGGCTCCCAGGCCAGACAGAACATCGACCTGTCGCTGTCGCCCACCTCCGGGAGCGGCTGGCTGTTGCCAGAAGTCTTCGAAGTGACGATCGGGTCCAAAGAACGTCGCAGCCTGCTTCACGAACTGTGTGCCGGTATTTCCTGTAGCACGTACCCAGGCGGCATACCGCTTCACACCATCAAGCATGGTCTCCGGTTTTATTCCCTCCCTGATACGGGCTTTCCAGGCTTTGAAGGCTGCTGACTTGGAATTGCCACCAGCACGTTTGGGATATTCCTGCCAGGCCTGTTCAAATTCCGGTGAATATTCCTGTCGGGCAGAACGTGCTGGTGCAGACGCGTCAGCGGATGCGCCAATAGTGTTTTTACTCTCTGTAGTATTCTCTGTAGTATTCTCTGAAGTAATCTCTGTTGTATTCTCTGTAAGATCGAAATTGGTTTTCCCTTCTCCGCGGCGAGGGGTTTCCCGTGTCCGCGGTGAAGGCTTTCCCTCCTCCGCGAAATTGGGTTTTACAGTTTCCCGAAAACGGGTTTCCCCATTTCGGGAAAACTGATTGTTTTCATTGATAATTTCATTAAGGCGCTCACAATCTATACGGTAGAACATTTTGTGCTCAAGACGCTTGTTGGTTTCAACCAAAATGCCTCTGGACACAAGATGCTTACGCGCTACAGCCTGTTGTTCAAATGTAAGTCCGGTTTCGTGTTGTATCTCTTCACGCGTTTTATGTACGCCTTCCGCTGCATGTGCTTTATCCTGCCAGTAAAAAATCTGACCAAAGAAAATAACAGCGTGCGGACTTCCCATGTATTTAACGAGCCCAGGGTAATAAGCAACCGGATGTCCAAAATCGAGCAGAAGATCAGACGGACGCATAGCCACCTCCCAGGCGTTTAAACATTTTTCCGGACTGAAACGCCACCAGCGGATAACTCAGGGTATGAGTACGTCCATGAACCTGACAGACAACCTTCTGGCTTTCTGTATTGACCAGGCAAACCCGCAGAACGTGACCGTTGCTGGTGGCGAACCACTGCCCCACACGGGGGCAACGGTTGTATCGGTGATACAGGGAATTAACGATGCGGCGAATCATGGGTGCGCCTCCTTGTCAGAACCATTAAGTCTGGAATCAACAAGTGCAGCGCCAAAAACAGCATCTCCTACACGGTCGTACAGTTTGCTAGCCAGCGGAGATTCAACGGCCTTAAGCATTGGATAAAGCTGGCTTGTCCAGATTTGATGGATTTCACGCAAATGCAGGTATACGCCTCTGGCGTTTCGTGCAACAGCTGACATATCAACCGCGTCAGCACCAGATAAATTCTTCTCCATCTGGTTAAAGGCGTTGATGTATGCCTCTTTGAACCTGGCTGCACGTTTGCCAGTGAAGCCCATGGCAAGAAACGCAAAACCGTCGCGGGTGATTTGGTAGCAGGGAAGTTTGCGGCCTGATGCGTCGGTGTATTCACTTAACACAAAATTGTGTTCAGTAAATTCAGCGGAACATTCGAGGTTTCGAATTCTGTCTAAAACCCGCTCATGCCGTTTAGTAAAGTAATTAGAAACTGCAAGAGATGTGGTGACAACACGACCATTGATAATCGTGATTTCAGGGTGAGATTGGGTTGGGAGAGTAGTCATGGTGACAGCCCCTATGTTGAATTCAATGAACTCACCACCAAGGCTTTCCACGACCATATAGGTGGTGAGACGTACAGGGGTGGAAATACCGGTCAACATAGAACCCGGCCCAACCGAAGTTGGCCCTGCACGCCCCACCATAATTTGGGCGTAACGATGCTCATGACACGAAAAAACCGCATGAGCGCGGTTGTGCTCTATATTGAATTTCGGGTTTCCACGCCCGGCCCCCGCTTTATAAGGTGCAGAGACAGTGTAACGTTCCAAAAGTGCAGAATCAATATTCAGGTAGCGGATCATAGGTGCACCTCCCGTTGATGACGACGGAAAGCGGAATGTACCTGGACGGTTTCAGCTTCATGGAATGCATCAATACAGCTCTCGTAGTACCGCATTGTGCGCAGACTTAACCCAAGCTGAAGCATCATCAGACCATCAAGGGTGATGTAATAACCACGCAGGGAATCGCCATACACGTGGTAAGTACCCGGTATGAAATTACGGGAGAAGAATTCGCGTGAGCAGTTCAGATACTCGATTTTGTCGACGATGTTCTGGTGCATGCGCTTAAAGTGGCAGGCAACATGCAGGGAGAAAATAACAGCTTTGCCGTTGACGACTTCGATTTTCAGGTATTGGGAAGTTGGGACTGTAGCCATGATGGCAGCCTCCTTGAGCAGTGAAAAACTTCCACCACCGGAGGTGCAAATCTCGCTGGTGGCGGACTGAACAGGGTTTGCACTACCGGCGCTCAAGGAAACCGGCGAGCCTTTCGGCTCCCCTGCCCAGCCCACCATAATTCTGGCGTGCGCGAGCATGGACGATAAAAAAGACGCTGGCGCGTCGTATATCGCCTCGAGCAATTCCGGGGTGCAAATCCCGGCACCCGCTTTATAAGGTGCCTGAACAGTGTAACGTCCCGGAATTGCAGAATCAATATATTGTGCAAACATAACCATTTTGTTATGTTTTAACTCATGAACTACACTATCGAATACTACTGTGAAGAGGTCAGGCTGGAGGTCGACCAGCTTCCATTGAGTATGCGCGCCCGATACCAGCATCTTGTTGAACGCATGAAGGTATACGGCAGCAATCTCGGAGAACCTCATACCAGTGCTTTCGGTAACGGGCTTTTCGAGCTTCGGATTAAAGGTAGTGATGGCATCGCACGCGTCTTTTACTGCACCCTGGCAGGAAAACGCATCATCATGCTGCATAGTTTCATCAAGAAGACCCAGAAAACCCCACCAGCCGAACGCCAAAAAGCTGAAACCAGAATGAAGGAGGTAAAGCATGACTGGTAAACGTAATCCGCCAACCATTACACATGATGAAATGGCTGATAAATGGATGAAGGATCCAGCTTTTAAAGCAGAATACGACGCCATCGCCGACGAATTTGCGCTGCTTGATGAAATGCTGGCAGCACGTAAAGAAGCTGGTTTAACCCAGGCTGAGATCGCTGAGCGTATGGGAACCAAAGCAACTGTCATCAGCAGAATGGAAAGTAATCTGGCGTCAGGTGTCAGTGGACCATCATTTTCCACACTGAAAAAATTTGCCCGCGCAACAGGAAAAAAACTCCAGATCCGCTTCGTGTAAGTTTCCACCATTACGCCGTCACTCTGGCGGCGCTTCACACTCCACAAAATCACGACGAAACAACCACAACGGACTGAAGCATTCATGCGAATAACCATCACGCAGGTAAATGACCCGCTGTGTTTCAGACTCCCAGCGTATAACGTGGACGCGACGCCCTCTGCCATCACGGAACCAGCGATTGAGTACTTGCATGTGTTACCTGTGAGCATAATTACACCTGCCAGCCCAGCGCCTGAAACAGGCCCATTTTCGGGTGATACCAGCGAGTACCTCGTGGTTCTGCTTCACTCATCATGCGATGAAAAGCAAACATGAAGGGTTCTACTGCAACAATCGCGCGACGAGACAATAATCCGTCCGGCGTCATAAATTCATGGGTGTCGGTAGGGATCTGATATGCGTTCACCAGATTGCGGCATTTCGCATCTGACATACCTGTTTTCGCCACCAGCTGACGGTATCCTGCATAACCATCGCGTATGGTGCCTCTTTTGATTTGCTCAACTGTTTCGGCGACGTGGCTGACTTTTTCTTCCACCTGAGTGATCCGTTTCTGCTGGCGAACGGCTTCAAGAGCCATCGCAGCAACCATTTCGATTTCGCTCATTGGCTTACGGATCTGTTCTTCCAGTTCACGCCAGCGATCTACCAGGCGAGCAGTGAATTCAGGACAGAGCTGTGCGACGACAATGATGCTGTCGCGCTTACCTTGCTCTCCTTCAAACAGGTAATGCTCATATTGAACTTTAAAACCTAAGTTATTGATTCTTTCGGAAACCTCAATTTGAGGAGACCGGACAACGCCACCTTTGGCTAATGTTTCAATAGTGCGTTTCACATTGTCATGACGTTTACCCACCAGCTCTGCGATTTCAAGGCTGGTCATGGATACTTTATCGTTAAAAATTGCGGTGTTCACTGATACCTCCTTACGGATAAATTATTGGGATCACGGTTCAGCACTTCTCAGTTACGCGCTTTTTCCAGAGCCATGCATCCCTATAAGCAGCCTCGATCCCATGGCATATCCGCATATCCTGAAACCAATGCTTCCGTTCCCATATCTGCCAAGATCGAGGTTTAATGCGATCGCTGATGCCTGTGATGGAGAACATAGCCAGTACGGGTACTTTCAGGCGTCTTCCTTTCTGGATATGCTTACGCCAGTCATTGCGAAGATTTGCCCGCATGCTGAAATAAGCACCAACAGGAAATGCAACAAGAAATGCCGCTACCTGAACAAAAAGGAGTCGCCAGAAATTATGGGAATCATCTGGAGTGAGTTTGTTCTTCTGTTCAATACCAACCCGCGCCTTGTTACCTTCATCTGGACGGTTAGTGCTTTTGGACTTGGCGCCTGGCTCGGACACTGGCTTGCCAAAAATCGAGATAAGCGGAAAGAGTTCAATGCCGTCGCTGATGAATTGTTCCTGATCCTTGACGCCTTCCGCGAGGGTTGCCGAGACGGAAAACGGGATATGCCACATATATCCAGAGACGATTTCAGAAGACTGCGCCCTCACCTGAGCAGCAGACAAGCACGAAGTTACCAACAAGCCGTAGATAACTTTTTTAACGCACTGAAAGCTAGTGAGCTCTATGAAGACAGGCGGATTGTTCCGGTTATCAAAACTCCCGCAGAAATTCTTCCCAGCCTTAACACGCTGATTAAGTTTCTGAAGCATCGCTAAGCACTGTGACATATCACACCTCCGATTGCTTACCTTGCCCCTCTTCTGTGTGCGCTAAATCAGGATGGATATACGGGATACTTGGATCCAGATGGCAGAGAATAGCTACGTCCTCTGGAACACCTCTCGTTTTCCACTTTCCAACACCTTGACTGCCACGAGGCTTTCCTTTCTTTGGGAACCTGCGGCCAATAGCGGCATTGGTTTTAAATTGAGTTTTTAATATTTCATAAAGGGTCATTCTTTAGTCTCACACCGGATACTCTGTTATCCAAGAATGTTAAACGCGAGAATCCAAAGTATCAAGAGATTCTGTTACTTTAGTATCAGCAGCCATGAAAGGAGAAGAAAAATGAAATCTTTAGGTGAACGCCTCATCAACGCACGACAAAAAGCTGGGTTAACGCAAGATGCGTTGGCTAAAAAAGCAGGGGTCACCAGAGTTGCAATCAGTAAAGCCGAGCAAGGCCTTACAAAAAGTTTCAACGGTGACACCCTTTTTAAAGTCGCAGCTGCACTGCAGTGTTCACCGCAGTGGCTTCAGAGCGGAGATGAAAAAGATAAGCATTGGGAAAATAATGTTAAGAGCTGCCCACAGAGAGACACAGCACACTCTTACCCTGTAATTAACTGGGTTCAGGCAGGATTATTCGCAACTGCTGGTGATGACTACAACATGTATGATCAGGATAACTGGAGGCATTCTGTAAAATACGCTGGTGATAGGGGGTTCTGGCTGGAAGTGCACGGAGACTCAATGACTTCGCCCGTAGGAATAACATTTCCTGAAGGAATGTCGATCCTTGTCAACCCAGATAAAGAAGTTTTTTCAGGGTGTTACGTCATCGCCAGAAAAAAATCCACCAATGAAGCAACATTCAAAAAATATATTTCTGAAATGGGAAAGGCGTTTCTAAAGCCCCTTAATCCACAATATCCAATCATAGAAATGGACAATGATTGCGAAATAGTAGGTGTTGTAGTTGATGCCAGGTGGGATATTTTCTGACCAGACTCAAAACACAAAAAGAAACCAAAGTATCAAAAATCACTTGCCACACCTTGATACCTTAGTTACCATAAAACAAAGTTCGTAACTGAGGTATCATCTCATGATCAATAAAGCTACAACTCTTGACTGTCTTGAAGAACTGAAAAACCTCGGCAGTCTCATTACACTAATAGCCAAAGCAACGCCAGATGCTACGCTCTCTGGCGATATCGAGTCATGCGCAGGACTGGCATGGGATATGACAAATAGCATATCCAGAAAGCTATCGTCAGCAATGCTTTTACAGAACAAAAATTCTGCAATCAACAACCGTCTTCGCACCCAACGCGAATCCTGCGGCTTAACAACCGCCGAACTCGCCAGGCTGCTCGATCTCGATGAAGAAATTATCATCCAGTGGGAGAGCGGAGAGTATGAACCAACCATCAGCATGCTAATCCCCCTGGCAAATGTCCTGGGATGCGATCCTCTTTCTCTGCTGAGTGAAAAAAATAGCGCTGCTGCTGTTACCGTAAATCAGCCAGACATCCAGGAGGAAAGCATTGGCACACGTATAGAAGCCGCACGTAAAAAAGTTGGACTGACAGAAGCAGACCTGGCGCGCATGATTCACACCTACAACGACCCCATAAACGACTGGGAGTGCGGTATCTGCGAAGTCCCCGCAAGCCAGATCATTCCACTGGCTAATGCGCTTGGTTGCGATCCGATGTGGCTGTTAACTGGTGGGCCTATTGCCCGGGCTTCATCAGATACCATGGGGCAATAACATCGCCGCGCTTTTCTATAAGCTGAGAGCGAATTTCACGAAGTTCTTCAACTGAGGAGCCGAAAGCCAGAGTGACATAATCGCCACTTCTGCCATCAAGATACATACGGACATTTCTCTCAACCATTGCGGAAACAGTCTCAATATGAAAACACTTCTGAGACTCACTATATAACAGAACATACATGTCAGCAGAGGAAGCCATGAATAAGTTTGAAAACATAACCGTTCTCCAAATTGATAACTCTGATTATATTAACGGACATCTCCTCCCGCCTGTTGCCCGGGAAGCTGATACTGCCGATATAGTGATTCGAGACCGCGTGATTGTCAAAAACCGGCTCACCGGCACTTCGGAGCCAATGACGGAAGCTAACTTACAACGAAATAATTATGAGGGTCTCTGTCTGGCACCGGATTCCTTTGCAAACAATATCCATGATTTATTATGCGCAGTTGTCGTATTACAAATGTCAGACAATGACGCAATAAAAAGAACAGGTGATGAAGTTCTTGAATTTGCACGTTGCTATGCTGAAGCAGCAGCTAAAAAAGAACTATCCAGTTAAATAAAACAAGTCATCTTCGAATAATATATTACGGTTTAATCGCCGGGTATTGTTACAACCTTTATTCATAGAGAAACTCAGTTATGACTTTCCTGAAACATAAGGCATCGTATAAAACTGCCTGCCTCATTGCACAACATGGAGATTCTTATCTTCATATAGCCAACCTGTATTTGCGCAAGGCTTATGGGAGATAAAATAATGGAGACATCAGCACGAAATAAAATGCAGAATGAGCCTGAGCAGGGGGGGTAATACACGAAAAAGTAAGAGTGTTGCTAACCATTGAAAATGGGAAAGTAATTTACTCAAAACATCTGTTGGATAATGAATTCGTTGGTTGCATGGATACATTTCTGTGGATGGCAAAAAGAGCGGGTTACACGATTATTCCACCAGCAAAGGAACAAACATTATGAACAATTTTGAATTCAAACCAGAAGCGACAGCTCATGGCATAAAAATTGGCAATACAACCATTGATTATGTTGAGGCCGTACAGCGGCTTAATGATGGTGAATACGACAATCCATACTGGCACGGTTTAAGAATCATGCAATGTATTGCAGAAGCCGATGATGCCGGATTCCTGGGAAGATTTTCAGTCGATATGAAGGTTGCTCAGTGGCGCTGGCTGTATGTGATGAAGTTTATCAGTGAAGAGGAAGACAAGAATGGCACTATTGATATCCCTAACGATAACGGGACGACAGATCGCGCAGTTATTTATAAGGGGAAGCATGGTTGCATGAGTATATACCCAGGACCACTTCGCATTGCCCTGCAAAACCATGTCGAATGGGGATTTATTGAAAAATATGGTGAAGCTGAAGGCATGGGGCGAGTTCTGTTTCTCTATCAAAAAATGCTCATCGCAGATCCTGATAATGGCTTCATTGTATCTGCTATGGGGCGCGAAGGGCTTGAACTCCTTCTGGATGAAATGATTAACGACCTGAATACTCATGGTATGCCAGAAGCGCCAGTGACACATTAAATATTAAGAAGACTATAATTCTTCCATTTTTTACTAACCGTTTATATGAAAAGCAACCGTGAATTAAACAGAGTAAAACTGATTTTAATCCTTGCCACAGTGCTTACACTAACAGAAATCATTATTCTCTTTATTGCGCTGTCAGTCGGTTAAAAATATCGGGATACCACAGACCAATGAGACTGTATTTCACAATAGTAATTTTACTGGCAATTATCGCATGCATTTACGGATTACTTGTTCCGTTCCTTATATCCATGAAGGATACTATAGCAGTTATTTCTGGCTTTGCACTGGCGTTTCTGACCCCGCCCTGCATTTATGCCATTTACAAGGGGCTTTCTTTCACTAAGGATAAAAGATGAAAAAAATTATTTTTGCTTTAGCCATTGTTCTGCCGACAATTGGCCTTGTCGGTTGCGATCGCGTTGAACCAGGTAATGTTGGCATCAAGGTAAATAAACTGGGCGACGACAAAGGCGTCGGTGAGGTGGTCGGTGTTGGTCGCTACTGGACTGGCTGGAATACTGAAGTTTATATCTTCCCCACCTTCAAACAAATGAAGACCTACGATGAACCGTTCAGTTTCCAGATGAGTGACGGTACAACCATCGGCTATCACATCGGTGTGGCCTACAAAGTTGATCCATCCAAAGTTACCACGGTGTTTCAGACCTACCGCAAAGGCGTGGATGACATTACCGACACTGACCTGCGCCAGAAAATTGCCGACGCACTCAATCGGCTGGCCAGCAAAATGACCACTGACAAATTTATCGACGGCGGCAAGTCTGAACTACTGGATGCCGCACTTAAAGACATTCAGGAAGAGATGACACCCATCGGCATTCAGGTAATGAGCCTCTCTTATGTAGGTAAACCGGAATACCCTCCAACCGTTATCGACAGCATTAACGCCAAAGTCACGGCAAACCAGAAAACCCTGCAGCGCGAACAGGAAGTCAAGCAACGTGAAGCGGAGGCCAACATGCTACGTGCGGAAGCTGCCGGACAGGCTGATGCCATTCGAACAAAAGCCCAGGCAGAAGCCGATGCCATTCGTTTACGCGGCGAAGCTCTGCGCCAGAACCCAGGCGTCATGGAGCTGGAAGCCATCAACAAGTGGAACGGTACACTGCCGCAATACATGACCAGTGGTGCCAATACACCATTTATCCAGATTAAATAACTTATATGCCCGGCAGGCCGCCGGGCTAAGGGAAATGCAGATGAACACCCAGAATACTCAACCGCAAATAATGAACTATGACCCGAATCTGACGTCGTGCGGACGCATGGCAAAACAAACCGTTCGATTAACTTTCGGACTATGGGAATACCGCGAAACATTCGAAGTTACTGTCGGCGGCAATCTGACCGGACTGGATGTTATCAGTTGCGCTATTGAAAGCCTGTACGCAACGCTACCTTATGAAGAAGTCAGGGATAAGCGTACTGGGGAAACGGATATCATGGCCACCATTAATATTGGCGAACTGATATGCCAGGATGAAGACCTGTCCGGAGAGCTCTGGCTTGCCGGGATGCTTGTCTCAGCAGAAATTATCAGTATTGAACCCGCTACAAACATACGACTCTGAAGTTCTCACTATTCAGAGAGCAGGAGAAAAAATGTTCGCTCTGATTAATCAAGGACAACTGTATACCGACAGTGCCGGTTACCCGGTAAAAATTGTTCGCTGCATAAATAACACTGTGTTGTACAGAAGAATGGATGGGCAAATGCAGTCGGTAAAAATAAACGATTTTAATGGACTGTTTGAACGGATCGATCACCAGGAATACCGACAAATTCTGGCAGAAACAGAGCAGGAAGCTCATCTGAAAAAATTACGAGCCATGCAAAGGAAGTAAAGAATGAATAAAGCGTTTGAGCTATGGGTACGCCAGCGTTACGGCAATCGCTATGACCTGACGCGAGATGTTGACGGTTTCTACTGCCGTGAAATTGTGAAACGAATGCTTGAAGTGTGGTGCCACTGCCGTGGGCTGAGTGTTGTGTGAGGTAATGCATGGGCAATGTGATTCAACTGGCTCCCAATGAATGGGTTTGTGAAAGCGTTCTTATCGCAATTACCGGGCTCAAACCAGGCACAATTCTCCGGGCCCGGAAAGAATGCTGGATGGTAGGAAGAGAGTATATTCACGTATCGCCTGACGGTAATCCAAAACCTTCCAGCGAATGTATGTATAACAGAAAAGCAATCGATGCCTGGGTCGCTTCAATGAAAAACAAACAACCTGGGTGATTTAATACCATGAAATATGTAAGCTCGTATCGCTCTTGGGCGTCTGGAGGTATCGATGGATAAAGTCAAATATCCAACAGGCGTCGAAAACCACGGTGGCACATTACGCATCTGGTTTAATTTTAAAGGTAAACGTGTCAGGGAAAATCTTGGTGTCCCTGACACTGCCAAGAACAGGAAGATCGCCGGAGAGCTGCGGACATCTGTATGTTTTGCCATTCGTACAGGAAACTTTGATTACGCTGCGCAGTTCCCTGACTCTCCTAACCTCAAGGCTTTTGGGGTAAATAAAAAAGAAATTACGGTGAAAGAGCTTGAAGAAAAGTGGCTGGATCTGAAACGCATGGAAATCTCTGCAAATGCATTCAATCGCTATGAATCCGTTGCAAGAACGGTGGTTCCGAAAATTGGAGGTAGCAGACTGGTGTCAACGGTGACCAAAGAGGAATTACTGTATATCAGGAAAGATTTGCTGACCGGATATCAGAATTCAACGAAAGACAAAGCACCAGCAAGAGGACGGAGCGTCGTTACTGTAAATTATTATATGACGACAATCGCTGGAATGTTTCAGTTTGCTGCAGATCACGGTTACTTAGAAGCAAATCCCTTCGAGGGAATTAAGCCTCTTAAAAGAGCCAGGGCAGAGCCAGATCCGCTAACTCGTGACGAATTTATTCGCCTGATAGATGCTTGCCGGCATCAGCAGACAAAAAACCTGTGGTCATTGGCTGTGTACACAGGAATGCGTCATGGTGAACTGGTCTCCCTGGCCTGGGAAGATATCGATCTGAAAGCAGGAACAATTACTATCAGGCGCAATTATACGAAACTCGGTGAGTTCACTCTACCTAAAACTGAAGCAAGTACAAACAGGGTTGTGCATCTTATCCAGCCCGCTATCAGTGTCCTGAAAAATCAGGCTGAAATGACAAGACTGGGTAAGCAGCACCACATCAAGGTTCAACTACGTGAATATGGACGTACAGTGAACCATGAATGTACTTTCGTATTTAACCCCCAGGTGGTTAGAAAAAGCAAACAGGTCGGTTTTATCTACAAGGTAGATTCTATTGGCGACTCATGGGAAACAGCCATTAAGCGTGCGGGCATCAGGCACCGGAAAGCATACCAGTCACGACACACTTATGCGTGCTGGTCATTATCTGCCGGAGCAAACCCAAGCTTCATTGCCAGCCAGATGGGCCATGCAAGTGCCCAGATGGTGTTCAATGTATACGGAGCATGGATGACTGACAGTAATGCAGAACAGATCGCAATGCTGAATCAGAAGCTGGCAGATTATGTCCCAATGATGTCCCATGGTCACCAAAGTGACACAAGAGACTTATTAAAATCAGTGGGTTAGCCTTCAATACCCGTCATGTTAACTGCGTGGAGGGCAACACCACGCTTTACGCCCTGCCGAAACCCGAGGTTGTCCTGCGCTGGCGTGAACAGACCACAGATGACTTCCGCTTCTGTTTTAAGTTTCCGGCGACCATTTCGCATCAGGCAGCATTACGACATTGCGATGATTTAGTGACTGAATTTTTGACCCGCATGTCACCGTTGGCTCCGCGCATTGGGCAATACTGGCTGCAACTGCCTGCCACATTCGGCCCACGGGAGCTGCCTGCGCTTTGGCATTTTCTCGATTCTCTCCCTGGCGAATTTAATTATGGTGTGGAAGTCCGCCATCCACAGTTTTTCGCCAAAGGGGAAGAGGAACAAACGCTTAATCGCGGTTTACATCAGCGCGGCGTTAATCGGGTGATTTTAGACAGCCGCCCGGTTCATGCAGCACGTCCACACAGTGAAGCTATTCGCGACGCTCAACGAAAAAAACCTAAAGTTCCGGTACATGCTGTACTGACGGCGACAAATCCGCTGATCCGTTTTATCGGTAGTGATGATATGACGCAAAACCGGGAATTATTTCAGGTCTGGTTACAAAAATTAGCGCAGTGGCATCAGACCACTACGCCTTATCTTTTTTTACATACGCCAGACATTGCCCAGGCCCCGGAACTGGTACATACCCTGTGGGAAGACTTACGTAAAACGCTTCCAGAGATCGGAGCAGTTCCGGCTATTCCACAGCAATCTTCTCTTTTCTGAATTTGCCACCTATCATAGACAGGTGCCATCGGCCATTTTAAAGGGAGTTTGTATGGTAAGCGCGCTGTATGCCGTTTTAAGTGCGTTGTTATTAATGAAGTTCTCTTTTGATGTCGTTCGCCTGCGAATGCAGTACCGCGTTGCCTATGGTGACGGTGGTTTTAGCGAACTGCAAAGCGCTATTCGCATTCATGGTAACGCGGTGGAATATATTCCCATCGCGATTGTGCTGATGCTGTTTATGGAAATGAATGGCGCAGAAACCTGGATGGTGCATATTTGCGGCATCGTTTTGCTTGCTGGTCGTCTGATGCATTATTACGGTTTTCATCACCGTCTGTTCCGCTGGCGACGTTCCGGCATGAGCGCCACCTGGTGTGCGCTGTTGCTGATGGTGCTGGCGAATCTTTGGTATATGCCCTGGGAGTTGGTTTTCTCCCTGCGTTAGCGCACAATACGCCACTTTCTTTTTCCCGGATTTTTACGTTATGTCTCACCGCGACACGCTATTTTCTGCCCCTATCGCCAGACTGGGCGACTGGACCTTTGATGAACGGGTAGCTGAAGTCTTCCCGGATATGATCCAGCGTTCCGTTCCCGGCTATTCCAATATTATTTCCATGATTGGTATGTTAGCCGAGCGCTTCGTTCAACCTGGTACGCAGGTTTACGATCTGGGTTGTTCTCTGGGCGCGGCGACGCTCTCGGTGCGTCGCAACATTCATCATGATAATTGCAAAATTATTGCCATCGACAACTCCCCGGCGATGATTGAACGCTGCCGTCGTCATATTGACGCCTATAAAGCCCCTACGCCAGTAGACGTCATTGAAGGTGATATTCGCGATATCGCCATTGAAAACGCATCGATGGTGGTGCTGAATTTTACCCTGCAATTCCTGGAACCTTCCGAGCGCCAGGCATTACTGGATAAAATTTATCAAGGACTGAACCCGGGCGGCGCGCTGGTGCTTTCGGAAAAATTCAGTTTCGAAGATGCCAAAGTTGGTGAACTGTTGTTCAACATGCACCACGACTTTAAACGTGCCAACGGTTACAGCGAACTGGAGATCAGCCAGAAGCGCAGCATGCTGGAAAACGTGATGCTGACCGATTCCGTGGAAACCCATAAAGCACGCCTGCATAAAGCCGGTTTTGAGCATAGCGAGCTGTGGTTCCAGTGCTTTAACTTTGGTTCACTGGTGGCATTAAAAGCAGAGGACGCTGCATGATCGACTTTGGTAACTTTTATTCTCTGATTGCCAAAAATCATCTTTCACACTGGCTCGAAACGCTGCCCGCGCAGATTGCTAACTGGCAGCGCGAGCAGCAGCACGGGCTGTTTAAGCAGTGGTCCAACGCGGTGGAATTTCTGCCTGAAATTAAACCGTATCGTCTGGATTTATTGCATAGCGTAACCGCCGAAAGCGAAGAGCCACTGAGCACCGGGCAAATTAAACGCATTGAAACGCTTATGCGGAACCTGATGCCATGGCGCAAAGGGCCGTTCTCACTGTATGGCGTCAACATCGATACCGAATGGCGTTCCGACTGGAAATGGGATCGTGTTCTGCCCCATCTTTCTGATTTAACCGGACGCACCATTCTGGATGTCGGCTGCGGCAGCGGTTATCACATGTGGCGCATGATTGGCGCAGGCGCGCACCTCGCGGTGGGGATCGACCCTACGCAACTGTTTCTGTGCCAGTTTGAAGCGGTGCGTAAACTACTGGGTAACGATCAGCGCGCACATTTGTTACCGTTAGGTATTGAACAGCTTCCGGCACTGAAAGCCTTTGATACCGTCTTTTCGATGGGCGTGCTTTACCATCGCCGTTCGCCGCTGGAGCATCTCTGGCAGTTGAAAGATCAACTGGTGAATGAGGGTGAACTGGTGCTGGAAACGCTGGTTATTGATGGTGATGAGAACACGGTGCTGGTACCAGGCGATCGTTACGCGCAAATGCGTAATGTCTATTTCATCCCTTCCGCGCTGGCGCTGAAAAACTGGCTGAAGAAGTGTGGTTTTGTAGATATCCGCATTGTGGATGTGTGCGTTACCACTACTGAAGAGCAGCGACGCACTGAATGGATGGTTACCGAATCTCTGTCCGATTTCCTCGACCCACATGATCCGAGTAAGACAGTTGAAGGTTATCCTGCGCCTAAACGCGCGGTGCTGATTGCGCGCAAGCCGTAAAGGTCTGGTATTACTGCCGGATGCGGCGTGAATGCCTTATCCGGCCTACAAACCCTTGCTAATTCAATCTATTGCAGGGACTATGTAGATACTGTTATGGCC